ATGGCGAAATAACCACTCATGAGGTTGATAGACTTTATCCGCCAGACCCACTTTCAATTAAGTATTGGCTCAATAACCGACAAAAAGATCGATGGCGCGAAAAGGTCGAGGTGGAGGGTGCCAATTCGGACACATTAGCAGACTCGGTAAGCAAACTTATTGATAAGCTGCCGAACTAATGGAGACCGGTAATTTGGCTTTTGATCGCCAGCTATCTAGATGGTATGAATTAAATGACCATGATGTACAGCTCGATTTGATCAAAGCAGTACCTAGTGGATTAAGGTTCCCGTTAGTACCTGCCGGTAGACGGTCAGGAAAGACGGAACGGTTTAAGCGCTTTCTTGTTAAGCAGGCCAATGCTGTTCAGGGTATTTATTTTGCAGCAGCCCCGACTCACGATCAAGCTAAAAAAATATTCTGGGATGACTTAAAAGCATTCACGCTGTCAACGTCACATAAAAAACAGCCTAGCGAATCATATCGTATCATTTACATGAATAATGGCTCAGAGATTCATGTGATAGGACTAGACAAGCCGCAGCGTATCGAAGGCATACCTTGGACTGGCGGCGGCATTGATGAATTTGCAGACTTAAAAGCGGCGGCGTGGGAGGCTAATATTTACCCGGCCTTGAATACCATAAACCCAACAAGGCCCGACTATCGGGCTTGGTGCTGGTTATTAGGTGTTCCTGACGGGCTAAATCATTACTATGAGTTGTGCGAGGCCGCAAAGGCTAATCCTGATGGAGATTTCAGGGTATTTCACTGGATGACAGAAGAGATTTTCCCAGAGATGGCTGCGGAAGCCAAAAGGGTAATGTCATTCAAGCAGTACAATCAAGAGTTTAGGGCAGCATTTGAAACAGCAAGTGGCCGGATTTATGAAGACTATTCCGACGACAATAGAACAGACGAAGGGATAAGGCCGCATGAGCAACTAATGTGGATGCACGACCAGAACTATACCCCGCTAAGTTCGTCAATCGGCGTAAGGCGTGGGGATTCTCTATATTTGCTGGATGAGATTGTATTGACTAGCGCTATTAGTGAGCAGTCCGCCATTGAGTTTTGCGAGAAGTATAAAGGGCATGGAAACAAGCACGTTTTGATTTATGGCGACCCGGCAGGCAGGGCAGGCGAAAAGCACGGCCACGCGTCCGACTATACTGACATAGAAGGCGTGTTAAAATTAAACGGGTGGAGATATACTAGAAAGGTAAAGGGAAAACATCCGGCAATTAAAGATCGTCAGAATGCAGTAAGAACGAAGATAAAAACGGCCTCTGGTGGTATATCGCTTTATGTAAACCCGGTTACCGCGCCATGGTCTCATAAGGGACTTGCAACAGTTCAACTGCAAGAAGGCTCGACGTTTCAAGAAGATCAAAAGAATCAATACCAGCACATCACAACGGCTATTGGTTACTGTATAGATTACGAATGGCCGTCTGTTAAGCAGACGATCCGAAGAGCGCGAACGATATAGCGTTAACATGCGGCTATCCCAAGGATCGCGGCAAGCAAGAGAGATTAGTAATGGCTGAAAACACAGTATCAAACCCACGTCAGGAATACTTGGATCTGATCGAGGACGTTACGCGTAACCGCGTAGCAGTGGCTGGCGAACGAGAGATTAAGAAGGGTGGCACAGAATACCTTCCGCCACTGCCAAGCATGACGGCGAATGGCGTAACTGATGGTAACGGCAATTTAACCGGCTATCAGCAAGGCTCACAGCTAACCCAAGAAGGTAGGGCGGCATACAGTAAGTATCTGTCTCTGACTTACTTTTACGGTGCGAGCGGTCGAACAGTCGATGGTTTGACTGGCTTAATATTCAGCAAAGGCCCTATTAAAGATTTGCCCAGCAATATTGAGTATATGGATAAAAACGCAGATGGGCGCAAAACGTCATTGCGTAAATTAGCGCAGGCAATGAGTACAGAGGCATTTATCACGCCCCAGTCCGGGGTATTGGTTGATTTCCCTAACGTTAAACAAGCGGTTTCGGTTGCTGATGCCGAGAGAATGAATCTACGGCCAAAACTGCTTCACTATAAATTCGAGTCAATTATTAATTGGTTTTACGACGTAGTTGATAATGAACAGCAGCTAACACTGCTGGTATTGAAAGAGTCGGTAGCTAAGCGTGACGGGTTTGAGGTCAAAGAAGAAATACAATATAGAGTGCTAGAACTAATTGAAGGCACATATAATCAGTCTGTATACGATGATAACGGCGACGTGGTGGTCGAGGCGGAGGTGGTTCTTGTAGATGGCAAGCCAAGCCGTGAAATTCCATTCTTCTTTATCAATGTAGGCGCTGAAAATAAGAGCGTTATCAATGATTTAGTTGATGCTAACCTAAACCATTATCGATTCTTTGCTGATTACGCGGCTAAAGAGCACGCAAGCGCTTTTCCAGTATTTTATGAGACTGGAACTACCGGCGATGATGTGAATATTCTGATTGGCCCCGGCGCAAAGTGGTCGAGCATGAACGAAGCGGCTCAATTCGGTATTTTACAGACTGAAAGTGACGGCGGCTCAATGCGCACTTACCTACTTGATATGCAGGAGAGGATGGCGACGCTTGGGGCTGAGATGCTTAAGACTCGTATAGCGGCTGCTGAAAGCGCAGAGGCTAAAACACTGGATCAAGTGGCACAGAACAGTACTACAGCAACGGTAGCTATCAACGTGAGTGAAGCTATACAGAACGCTTTAAACTTTGCTAGTCGATGGCTAGGTGGCACGGAAGACGCAATCTACTCACTAAACACCGACTACAACCCAGCTCGACTAAGCGGCCAAGATTTAACGGCACTTGTAGGTGCGTGGCAAGGCGGCGCAATATCATACGATACATTCTATACGAATCTGCAAGAGGGCGAGGTGGCTAGCTCAGAGAGAACAGCAGATGAAGAGCAATCACTGATTACTACTGATAACACGGGCATGTGATGGAAATCCCGATTGAGCAGGCGTCTCGACATGCGGTTTATACAAATAGGTTCGGCGGGTACGTTGCAAACCTATTCGATCCATATGTTGAGCGACTAAAAGCAGAGATTAAAGTGATACTGTCAGGCGTTGAAAGCACTCAGAATATGAGAAAAATCAATAGCTTAGTTAATGAAATACGTAACGCCCAACTGTCGATATATGGTGAGTATAACGAAAAGGATTTATTAAAAGAGCTGCAAGATTTTGCTGATTTAGAGTCTAACTGGCAGGGTAAGAGTCTAAGTTCACTAATTAATACAGCGGACTATAACGTTGTGGTGTCACCGTACAATCAAGTGTGGGCGGCGGTAACTACAAACCCGCTAGTATTTCCCGATAGTCACGGCGTAAAGCTGCTAGAGCCATTCATAAAGGACATTGAAGCCAAGGAGATTAAGCGCGTAGGTGACATTGTGCGAACCGGCTTTATTACTGGCAGGACAAGCGATCAGATAGTTAGAGATATAACGAAGAGCGGCGGCATACTGGACAAGTTAACGCGCAAAAATATCAAAGCAATGGTCAGAACGTCAACTAATCATACGTCAACAGTTGCAATGCAAAAGACAATGCGAGATAACGATGACGTGGTTATTGGGTATGAGATTGTCGCAACTCTGGACGGCAGAACATCAAGTATATGCCGGTCTCTCGATGGAACTATTTTCAAATGGGGCGATAAGAAGGCGATTGCACCACCGTTCCACATTAATTGTAGGACTACTACCGCCCCAGCAATAGACGCTAGATTCAAATTAGATGGAATCGGAACAACAAGGGCAAGCAAGGGGATTGAGGGTGGCCAGCAAGTATCAGCAGACCTAAGCTATTATGACTGGCTGAAAGAGCAATCAGGGCAAGGGCCTAAAGGCAGGGCCTTTGTAATGGATGTGCTCGGTAAAGAGCGTGGTCGGTTATTCATGGATGGCGGTTTGTCAACAGATCGATTCAAGCGACTTACCACCGATCAGCTATTTCAGCCGATAACTCTTGATGAGCTACGAAAGAAAGAATCACTACAGCTAGCGTTCGATAATATTGACTAGCTTGAAAACGTGTGATATTGGGCGTATTATTAATATAGTCTAAGACTATCAACCTAAAGGGTAATCTATGTTAGAAGGTATCGACGGAATTGAAGGGCTAACGCCCGAACAGATTGAGGCAGTGAACGGGCTTGCAGGTGGATTGGCTAAAAAAAATGCCGAACTCTTAGCAAAGAATAAGACCGTGAAAGAAGGTTCAGCGGCAAGTGTGGCTGAGCTTGAGGCACTGCAGCAATTTAAGAGCAATGCAGATATTCAGGCGGCAGAAGATGCCAAAAACTGGGAAGAGGCAACTCGACTCAAACAAGAGGCTCACGATAAAGAATTAAGCGCGATGACTGATAAGCTGAGCGCAACTGATGCGAGCTTGAAGACCGTTTTGATTGATAATGGTTTAAGCTCTGCATTAGACGGTGTAAATATAAATAAAGATTTAAAGGCTGGCGCTGTGGCAATGCTACAAGGGCAGGCGGCAATCATCGACGGCAAAGCCATGATCGGTGAAAAGTCATTAAGTGACGCGGTAAAAGAATGGGCTGCAAGCGAGCAGGGCAAGGCTTTTTGTCTAGCTCCGGCTAACAGCGGCGGCAATGCGTCGGGAGGCTCTAATGGTGCGTCTAGCTCCGGCAAGGCTTACTCTGACATGACTTTAAGTGAGCAGATAGCTCACAATAAAAAGGTAAAATAAAATGGCTTTAGGTGATTTTCAAGTATTTAACGATTTCGCATATAATGCGTTCGAGGCAACCCTGCAGCAGCAGGTAAACCTATTCAATTCAGCAACGCGCAACGGCATTATGCTGTCAACCACTGCGTTCGCTGGCGATTTAAATCAAAAGGCAACGTTTGAGAACTTGTCTAGCTTGGTTGGTAACCGAGACCCATCAAGTACAGCCGCTGCAACCGAGCACGCGTTAGCTGAACTATTGAAGATTGAGGTTAAGGTGGGTTGGGGCACTCCTAATATTTCTTACACGGACACCGCATTTGATTGGACTTCTCGCAGCCCGGAAGAAGCGGGGACGTTGTTTGGTAATGCTATCGCAGAGGGTGCCTTGGCTTATATGTTAAATAGCGCGCTTACTGGCGGCGTAGCTGCATTAGATGATACAGATATCGCTTATGACGGCACTGCCGGTGTAGCAAGTCTTGAATCATTGAATCTCGGTGCTGGTAAATTCGGGGATCGTCAATCGGCGATTGTTTGCTGGGTGATGCACTCTAAATCACTGAATGACGTGTATGGTCAATCGCTGGCTAACAGTAACAACTTGTTTGAGTTCGGAACTGTTCAGGTAGTTCAAGACGGCTTTGGTCGCCCGTTGGTGATGACTGATTCTGAGGCGCTGCACTTTGATAACGCTGGCACTGAAAACTATTACCAGCTTGGTTTAGTTGCTGGCGGCCTTGCTGTTGACATAACTAGCTCGCCGCGAAACTATCAAGTCACTTCTTTGGAAGAAAATAACGCCAAGCAATTACTTAAATCTGAGGGTGAGTTTGGCTTGGGTGTTAAGGGCTATACGTGGAATTCGGCAGTAACTAAGCCGGATGACGCCGCTTTAGCATTAATTACTAACTGGTCTCGTGTTACTGACTTAGGTCACAAAGACGTTGCTGGCGTGCGAGTTGTAACCCTGTAGGCGACTCTATGAAAGTGATAGTTAAAGAAACCTTTACGAAGGCAGAGGAGGAGAGCGGCGCCTTGCTCGTGACTCCTTACAGCTTTGGCCGTGTCAAGAGCTGGAAAGGCTACGATGTATCAGGTCTTGAATATTACGTAAATAAAGCCATAGGCTTGGGCGCTAAAAAGCCTAAGCCTAAGCCTAAGAAAGAAAAATAAATACAGCCCCTTCGGGGGCTTTTACGGATGAGCTATGAGCATAAGAAATGAACTACTCGAAGAGATATTGACAGCTACAGAGACACCTAAGCCGCTAATGAGCACGCAGATCGGACTGTTTACCGACACGATAGCTCAAAATCCAACGGGAATTGGGGATGCAGGTAAGATTCAGCTATCTTTTGGCGCTGGCGGAGTGACTACAGGCGGTGAGTTTTCGATGGCCTCTAATGGCCTTCTATCTTGTAATATCGGTGGGCAATATCGACTTGATGTGACGCTAAGAATTGGCCGCGTAACCTCGCCGGGGGTATCAAGAGTTATGGCAAGAATGATGTACGCCCCAGACGGAATTCAGGCTAACGGAATTCAGGTTTATGATACATTTGCTATTGAAATAGACGATCAAGACACAATTTGGCGCGAGCAGTTTACTATCGATTTCAGCCCAACTTCTGGGTCTGTTGCCTGGGTTGAGATGGCAAGAGACGCCACGGGAAATAATTCTGGAGGAATACTAACTTACCAGCCTTCCGGGGATCTTGTCTCGTGGAATGAAGTATCATCAACTTCACTTAGCTTAGAGGTTATTAGCGCATGACGTTCAAAACTCGTAACGAATTACTAGAGAGCATTTACAGTTGAAATAAAAACTACGGCTGGAACAATACCAATCATAGCTCCAACTGTAGTAGCTAATAATTTCAAATACAAAGTTAGAGCGAGAGCAGTGGGAACAAGCAATAATATTACAGTGAATAACTTATCATTGATCGTGAGCTAGGGGGATAAATGGCTTTAATTATTGAAGATGGCACGATTGTAGTAGACGCGAATTCTTTCACTACAGATACAGAGCTTGTTGCGTTTGCTGAAGCCAGAGGAAAAGAATTACCAGCTA